ACTCAAATGTCTCTGTTACCTGTTGTGCGTCTGCAAGCTTCCTGTAAGCGATTAGCTGCAACGTAGCTGCGTCAGAGTAATCAATGTCTGATTCAGTCGTTGTAAGCCATGGCCTAGATGGATAGCCGTAAGGACTTGTCGTGTCTGTTGCTTCCTTGCGTAGTGCCTCTGTAGCTCCGTCAGTCTTTCCTAGCACGATGTACCTGTTGGGAACGTTGAATGGGTCATAGTTGCGTGTGAACGCAGGAAGATACAAACCGTTCTCATCATCAACAAAGTTGTGCATGATTGGCCTAGAGGCAGGGGCAGAGTATGGGTATGACCTAAAGTAGCCAAGACCGTTAGTCCATACTGACCAATAGTTAGCAGCGTCTAGAAGGTCGTTGACAATGTTGAGCTTGCTTGCGTTTGCATCCCAAACCATTGTGTTAGCCAGAACAGCAGCAGAAGGGTCAATAGCTACCTTAGTCTCTCCTGTTGACTGAATAACTTCAATTACCTTGGTGATGATGTTAGTTCCAGAAGCTACCGAATAGATGCCCCCGAAATTGTCACCAGCAAGGATTGAGGTCTTGTCCAGAAGGTCAATTTGCATACCCACAGTTGTTCCATAGCTCTCAGCAGGAATGCTAGGAACGGCAGTAATCAAAGGCTCATCGTTGTAGGACACACGTACACGAGAGTGCAGCCAGTCAACATCTGCAATCTTGGTGAGGTTGATTGAACCTTGACCCTTGACATTGGCAGACACACTAAAGTCAAGGCTTCCACCAGAATCAATGTCTGTGAGCAACCCTACAAACCTGTCTTGATTGTCTAGAAGCTCATACTTGAACTCTTCCGTGTAGCTACTCTGCATAATCTACCTCAGTTAGAGTTGCTGATACAGACGCTAGGTTAACCCTTTGTCCATCGTAATCAGTCGTGTTGGTGTTGTGGCTAATGGTTACTCCACTAATCGATACAAAGACTCTGCGTCCGATTGGGTCACGGTATACAAGTGGAGCAGGCAAGTCTGCAATGTCCTCAAACGCTGTCCACTCTCCAAGGTCGCTACTGTTGCCAATACCTGCAACATCTCCTGAGAGCTTGTAGGAGCGACTACGTGCACTTCCTAGGAACTCAACAGGCTTGGTGCGTCCTGCGAACTGGTGCAAGACCTTCTCACGCTCTACAGACGTTTCTACGGAAGGGTTACCAAGTAGACGTGCTACCTGTACAAAGCCATTGCCACCATTGATGAAGACCCATGGTGTTGCTGAGTCAACAATGTAATCCTCAGAGATTGCACTTGTAGGAATGGCTGACCACACAACAACTGTGTAGACAACGTTGGTGTTGATGGGTGGTACATAGTCAATGGTTGAGCTAACAGGGCTTAGGTTGTCAGCAATCAAAACACCATCCCTGAACACCTGTGCGTAAACAGGGTCAGCCTGACCAACAGCAGGAGCAGGAGTAACAATGTCAATGTTTGCACGTCCATACTCAGGTTCAAACACAATGCTTAGTGTTCCTGTTGGTGGGTCAACAAAGTCTGTGGTGTAAGTCCTTGTAGCTACCGCTGACCAAAGGCCAGAACCATCCTGAGCTTTTACACCAACGTCATAGGTTGAGTCATTGGCAAGTGCTGACTTAAAGGTGCAAGTCTTCTCTGTGCTTCCGTGTAGCTCTTCTAGTTCCTGACCACCCTTTGACAAGGTTGCCACCCATGAAGCTTGTGAAGTGCCCTCAGGGTCATAGAAAGTCCAGCCAATAGCGAGCACAGCGGTAAGGCTGATAACGCTTGAAACAGGAGTGTTGATGGTTACAGAAGGTGTTGCACTTGCTGTGACAATCTGGCTAGCTGACCAAGCACCGTAAGAGGCATAGTCACCCTTAGTCCTTACCTGTAGTTCATAGCTGTTGCCATTGGTAGGAGTAGTGAAGGTGTGAGTTGTCTGAGTGGTCTTGGTGTATGTCGTCCATGTGTTTGCACCAAGCACGCTGATACGTGCCTCAGCGGCAGTCTGCAAAGTGGAGTCAACAGCGTTGTGCACCCAAGAAATAGCAACCTGTTCTAGAGCAGCGTCAAACAGAAGCTTGTTGGCAACAATTGTAGGAGCTAGGGGAGCAGTCAATAGCTGCACTGTGTCAGTGGTTGCGTATCCGCTGTAACGACCATTAGCAGCCCTCACACGGTATTGATGTGTCTGTGCTGTGTTGACGCTTGAATGCGTGTAGCTCGTTGCTGTTGAAGCCAAGCTAGCTAGAGCAGCACCATCCCAGACACCATTAGCAGCGTGCCAAACTTCTACGCTTGTTGCGTAAGTAGCCTTGTTTGTCCAAGTCGTTGTAACGCTTGTGCCTGACTTGGCAGCAACAGCATTGATAGGAGCAGCAGGAGTTGTAGCAATGTAGCCAGAAGTTGCATAGCCTGAATAGATGCCTAGGTTTGCTGCACGTACACGGTATTGGTACCTGCGGTCTGCAAGCGTTGACAAGTCTTGGTAAGCAATGGTGGTTGTTCCAAGGGAAGCAATCTGAGTCCACACGTTGGATACGTTGTCCCAACGCTCAAGGTAGATGCCAGATACAACAGTTGAGTTGTTGACCCAAGACACATTGATTTGAGTATCAGAAGCATAGGAAGCTGAGCATGAGCTAGGAGCAGTTGGAGTAGTTCCATATACAGCAGGAGCGTAGAGGTAGCCAGAAGTACCAGTAACGTTGGTTGCACGTACCCTCCATGAATACTGGTGATTAGCGCTTGTTGTATCTGTGTAGGACGTAACAGCACCTAGGGTTGTGTAAGCAGCCCACACACCATCAACGTAACGGTCTAGAACTACGTTGGTGTAAGGAGCACCAGTGCTTGAGTTGTTAACCCATGCAAGGCTAAAGCTCGTGTCAGAGTTACGAACAACGCTAAAGCCGCTAGGAGCAGCAGGGGCAGAATAGGCACGTGCAGGATAAGTAACCGTGTACGTGTTGCTTAGAGTTGAGCCTGCATAGTCAACACCTGACAATGAAGCTGTGAAGTCGTGTGTAGATGTAGCACCATAGTTAAGGGTTACCCAAGTAGCGCTAACGGTCTTGATACGTTCAGTACCACTACCACCAACGTTAAGGTTTGACCATGAATCGTCTGTGATTGCTCCACCTGAAACAGACAGCTTGTTAGTTGAGTCAGAGATATTGACAGAACGGTAGATTTCTACTCTAGGGTCTGTAATGCGTGCCTTGCTACCGTCGCTAGATAGTTCGATTGCATCATAGAAGCAACCAATCTTTACACCATTGTGGCTTGAACCCCAATCACCTGCCATTACACACCAGCCTTAATCTGTCTGTTCATCTTGGTGAACAATTCCTTGAACTGCTCGCCCTCTTCTGGTGTCAAATCAAGTTGTACACCATCAATGTAGTATTGGTTGACTGTTCCACCAGCCCTTACCGTGTCAAAAGCAAGAGTGTCATTGAAGCTTCCTGTAACAGCGCTATTCAATGAACCCATGGCCTTCCTTACGTCACTAACGTTATCAGTAATACCGTTAGCCAAACCTTGTACCAAGTAGTCACCGTATCCAGCCATTACGGTAGATGGTGACTTGATACCGAATAGACGCTTGATGAAGTCCAGAACGTTACCTACCCAACCTTCAATCTTGCCCTTAATCCATCCATAGCCATTGCTGATACCGTTCCAAAGTCCCTTAACGATGTTGTCACCAGCAGACTTCAACCAACCAACAGCACCATCAAAGAATCCCTTAATCTTGGAACCAAGGTCACCAAACCAGCTAGCAACTTCATTCCACTTGGTCTTTAGACCAGACCAATTACCAGTGATAATGTCTTTACCAACGCTTACCAACCAGCCAACAGCACCAGCATAGAAACCTACGACCTTACCGGGAATGCCACCAAACCAACCATCAATGGTGTTCCAAATCGTCTTGATTCCATTGAACAAACCACTAAGGATGTTCTTTCCACCAGCTACCAACCAGTTCATTGCACCACTGAATACCGCTTGGACCTTACCGGGAATCTCTGTGAAGAACTTGATTGTGTTGTTCCACATGTTCGTAATGTTGGTCCATAGGTCTGTAAGGAAGCCACTCACAGCAGCAACGGCTGTGTTGAATGCGTTGACAATCCAAGTCCAACCATCAGACATTGCCTGTGTGAAGGATGCCCAAGCAGCCTTACCAACTTCTGTCTGTGTGAAGAAATAGATGAGTCCAGCTACAAGAGCAGCAATGGCTACAACGATAAGCACGATTGGGTTGAGCAGCATTACAGCGTTGAAGATAGCCATAGCAGCACTTACGACACCAATAGCAGCAGCTACAACACCAAGACCGATACCTAGAGGAATCAGCCAATCCTTGTTCTTGACTAGCCAGTTACCAAACTCTGCAAGTGCTGGCATAGCTACATCGTTAATCCATGTTGAGAACTGAATGACGTACGGCATAACAACGTCTGCGATTTGCTGACCAATGTTTGCCCACTTATCCTTTAGAATCTCAAGCTGTCCGCCTAGGGTCTTTGCGTCCTTCAAGGCTTCACCCTTGTACTTGGCTGAACGCTCTTCTAGAACTTGCTGTGTTGCCTGAGCCTTGGTGAGATGTTCTGTCTTCATCTTCTCTAGGATGAGAGCGTCAAGCTTCTTCTTGTCCATACCTAGAAGCTTTGCCATACCTGCTGTACGTCCACGTACCGCTGATTCCCAAGCCTTAGCAACAGTGTCTTGCTCAACACCCATAGCACCTGAAATGTCAGCTACACGAACGATTGTGTTCTGTAGTTCCTTACCGCTCAAGTGTGCGTTCTTGAATCCATTGGCTAGCACAGAGCCGAGACGTGCAGCGTCAGTTGTGCTAATGCCTAGGTCTGCAAGGCTGAAAGAGAACTTGCTAAATGAGTCTTGGAACTTCTGTCCATAAGCTGTACCGATATTGCCAAAGTCATCCTCACGAGCCTTGAAGTCATCTACAACACCTGACACAACGTCTACAACCTTGGAGAGTGCGAACATGCCAAGTAGTGCTCCACCCATCTTCTTAAAGGTGGATGAAGCTGTCTTGGACACCTTGTTCATGCCCTTAGCAAAGTCCTTAGTATCAGACAATACCGATACGATTACTTGCTGATTCGCCATTACCTCTCCTATAGATTAAATCCGTACCCGCTGAGAAACGATTAGCAGCAGGTACGGAAGCTTATTTCTTGTGAGCCTTGTTGTAAGCTCGTACGATTTCGTTTCGTTGGTTTACTGTTAGGTTCCAATAGTCACTGGGACTCATGTTCATAGCCACTACAAACATGGCTAGGTCTTCGTCCCTAGTGTTATCAACTTTTGGAACTGTCACCCATAATCCCTTCAAGCTCGCTCATTTTCATGTTCTTAGCATCCTCAAAGGTGAACTTTGGGTTAGAACGCTTGTTGAGCACAAAGGCAATAGCAGCCATCATTAGAGCCTTTGGGGCAGACTCATCACCCATAGTTGCGATTGACTGGTCAGAGAGCTTCTCTACCATTGCCACTTCGCCTAGTGTTAGTTCGCTTACGTCGAGCATTTCGTTTCCTTTACTTTAGATTTGCTTTGCGAAGAACATCCCCGATGCCATCGCTCAATGCATCTACGATTTCTGTTGTACTTGAATCAAGTGCATTCAACAGGAACGGATTAGGTGCAATGTTGTGTGCAGGCCATCCATAATGGACAACTCCTGCATATGGAGCCTTAGCTCCACCAGCCCTTACGACTGCCTTTGTCTTTCCTCTACCTGCTCTAACTGTGGTACTTAGAACTCCACTCTCAGCAGGCACATTCGCTGCACGAACCACAATCTGTCCAAGGCTGTGCATCAAGTCCTTTTGGTCTTGAGCATTTACCTCTGCGTCTCTGAATGCCTTGTTAAGCTTTCGTAGACCATCAATACGAACAGATTGTGACCCGTTAGCAGCCATTTCAGGCGATAACCTTAACTACTTCGCCTACAACCTTCCATTCGAAATCGAATGCCCATACGTCTTCTCCTGCGTCTCCACCAATAGCTGGCTTAACGCCAATCTTGACAGTTCCTGTGAAGTGAGGCTGTGCGGCAGATGCAACTGCATTACCTGCACGAGCAATCTTGAAGTCTACTTCTGTGCCTGTTGAATCCCAGACCATGTTCCAGAAGCTATCTTCTGCGTCATCCTGTGCAGCAGAGCCAGTCATTGTCCATTCATAGGAGCCACCAGCAGCAGCGTCAGCAAAGGTAACGAACTTGCTGTCTGCCTCTGCCTGCTCAAGACGAATGGAAGTCAAGTGCGTCTTGTACTCCACGCTATCGATTGTGATAGTTAGAGCGTTACCCTTGATACGTGCCATTTCAAATCCTTACGTTGTTGTTAATCTTTAGGTCTACAGCGACGTAGACAGCGTTGTTTGCTTCCAATGCATAAGGCTTGGATGCTTGTTCAAGGCTGTACTTGCTTTCAACCAAAGCCACAATTGAATCCTCTAGAAGGGCGTATAGCTTTTCCGTGCTAACGTCATTGGCTCCCTTGGGAGCTACTAGAGTGATTTCCCAATGTGACTTGAACTCACCAAACGAGCCTCCCGGCTCGATGAATGGTGAACCTGCTTGTACTACTGCAACAGGTGGAGTAATACGCTCAGGCATGTATGGGAACACTGGAATACCAGCATCCTTGAGTACCGTTGCAATATGTGTGCTGACTGTCATTAGTTCACTCATGCGATACCAAACCCAACGAAACGCTTAAGGATTGGATACGCACCAACCATTGGGTCACGAGCAATACGAATTGCTGAACCATCAAAGGTTGTGAACTGAGCTACACCGTTAGGAGCACTCCTACGGTGGAATAGCTCTGAACCAACCTCAAGGATTGCGCGAGAGAGCACAGCAGCAGGAACGGTGGCATTACCAACGTATGAATCAACTAGTGCAGTTGCTTCCTCAAAACAAGTTTCAACAAAGAACTCATCTAGGTCAGAAGCTCCCACGTAATCCTTGAGGTCAGTCGAAGACATAATCAGGCAATCACATCTACTGGAACAATGCCTTCTGGGAACAGGTCAGCAACAGCAGCAAGTGTGTAGACTGAGAAGTTCTTGGAAAGGTTGATTGTGTTCTCATCCTGCAAGGAAATTGTAGGAGCGTTGAACATCTTGATTGCAGTCTTGTTAACGAATGCAGGGTCAGCAGTAAGACCGGGAACGTAAACAACTGGGATGTTGATTAGTCGTCCACCAAGACCAGTAATGTCAAGGTTACCGATTGTGTTGGTACCTGCACCATTGATTGCAAAGACTGGACGACCCTCAGAGTCAACCAAGTTCAATAGAGCCTTGTAGGTTGCCTTGTTAACAACAAGAGCATCAATACCAAGACCGTTTGCGTCTAGCTTGTCAGTAGCGTCAACGATGGCTTCTAGCCAGTCAACGTAGGAAGTACCAACAGCAACGTCTACCTTGTTTGCTGCCTGAGCAGTTACAAGAGCAGAGTAGTCAGACTTCATGACAGTGTTCAAACGCTTACCAACTTCAACAGCCATAAGCTGTAGGGAAGCATTAAGCATCTCAACAGAAGAACGCTCAATCTCAAGACGTGTTAGCTGGGTGTATCCACCGTAGAGCTTTACGTCTGCGTACTTGGTTTCCTTGGAAATCTTACCGAATGGAAGGTCTGCACCTTCTGCAACCTCTTCAACAGCAAGTGTGTTGGACTTGAACTGTGCATACTCAATCTGCATACCGGCAGATGGGAGAGCAGCGCTAGAGAACAAGCTACGTAGCGGAGCATTCTCATTAACAATGCGGGAGAGGTCTCCAATCCATGCCTTCTGCATAACTGCATCTGCTGTAGTTCCACCCGTGTATGCGCGAATCTCAGCCTCTTCACCACGAGCAATGCCCTTGATGACTTCACCAGCAGAACGAGTGTCCAATACAGGAGCCTCATCCTTAACTTCTAGAGCAGAGAACTTACGCTCAAGTACCTCTACGCTTTCACGGACATTCTCAAGGTCCGCGTTAGTAATAACGTCAGTCATTACGTACTCCTCTTCTGGTTCGGAACGAACCTCTTGAATTTCCGCTCCTGCATAAGCTGGGAACGGCACTAGGGAAACCTCGCGTACACGTACCTTGGTACGAACTGTTACGCCCTTTTCTTCCCTATGCTCGATTGGCTCAAAGCCAACTGAGAGCTTGTTTACAACGCCATCACGTAGCAACGTGTATGCGTCATTACCTAGTGAGGTCTCACTGATACGTGCCTTGATGTGGAATCCGTCTTCCATATCTTCACCACTAGTGATTACTCCAATTGGTTCCTCATGACGCCAGTACAGGATTGCTCCTTCTGCATCTACGGAACCTCTAGCAAAACTTTCCTTGTAACCACCAACGTTGGC